ACTTCTTTCATATTTCAGGTACATACATTAAACAATAGTAGATATGGCAAGAATAAGCACGTATGCGATAGATAACAATATAGATGGGCAGGATAAAGTGCTTGGATCAAACAGCGAAGGCCTTATCACAAAGAACTATACTTTTGATGGAATCGTTGCTTGGTTTAATGCAACGGGTGCTGTAGCTATAAATGAACAAAGTAATTATTTTTTTCAGAGTGTTGCTACCAGCACAGGCCGATCTCAGGGAACAATAAGTTTTAATAATTTTGGCGGTGTAGGCACTCCGTTTTCTGCAATAACAACATTTAAACTTGCTGAGCAATCATTAGCTGGTTATACACTTGAAGATTATTTACCGGTATTAGTTGGTAACGAAGTCTTGATTGGACAATTGGATAACTTGAATAATTTTGGGATATATAAAGTGGTCAGCATCGTAAGAGACTTGGTTGAAACTACGTTTTTTAACGTAATATTACAATACATAGAAGGACACGGATCTTTAGAGCTAGATAAGTTTTACGGATTGTCATTGCATGCTAGTTTAGATAATGCTGATAAGAACTATGTATTCGTTCAAAGCGTACCTGCAGCAGTATGGACAATAACACACAATTTAGGAAAATTTCCTTCAGTTAGCGTTGTAAATATAAATAATGTTACCATGTACGGTAATGTGACGTATTTAAACGAAAACGAATTACAAATAGAGTTTTCAGCTGGGTTTTCTGGCAAAGCATATATGAACTAAGTAACCAAACAAAAAAAGCAAATGGCAATTAATTTTTTAAACAGTGTTAATCTCAACCAAAACGAGCTAATAAAAGCTAGGGTTGAGAATCAACCGAATAACACAGCAGCTGGTACCGGAGTAGAAGGGCAGCTTTATTATGATACAACATTAGATGTATTAAAGGTATGGGCAAATGGTGCATGGTCTGAAGTGGGAGGCGGTGTATTAAGTGTATCTACAAACAACAGTACATTCGTTAACCTTACAAATGTAGGTACAGCGGCAAACCCATCTCTTACTGCTTCATTAAGCGCAACAGGCACACCTGACGCAACAAAGTATTTAAGAGGTGATAATACTTGGTCTGCAATATCTGGTATATATGACTGGAATTTAATAGGCAATAGTGGTACAGTTCAAAATATAATTTCAGGAGAAACGGTATCAATTTTAGGTAACGGCATAATGACAACCTCGTCTAGTTCGCCAAACCAACTTACTATTACTCATTCAAATGTAACTAGAACTGATACAACCTCATCTGCATCTCCTGCCTTTGGTGGAACGTTTACAGCTGTTGACAGTGTGACGAGTAGTGCTGAAGGTCATATTACGGCTTTAAATTTAAAAACCGTTACTTTACCAACACCTACGGCTGCTACAATAACATTGACTGGGGAAGTGACTGGATCAGGAACAACTTCAATTTCAACTACTGTATCGAACAATGTTTTAGATATTGATAACTTTACATTAGCTACTATTGTAACAGCTTCTGAGGGAATTGCAAATAACAATAACGATACAACATTACCAACAAGTGCGGCAGTTAAAGCTTATGTTGATGCTTCTGTTGCTGGTGGGTTAATTTACCAAGGTGGATATAATGCAGCAACAAACACTCCCAACTTGGATTCGCCACCAACAATTGCAGGTATTAAAAAGGGATGGACATATACTGTTACCGCAGATGGTACATTCTTTACAGAGCAAGTTAGAGTTGGAGACGTATTAATTGCAGAAATTGATGCACCTACTACATTAGCAGATTGGACTACTGTACAAAATAATATTGATTTAGCTAGTTTAAGCCAAATTGGTATTGGTAATGTAAATGCGGGTACCGGAATTGGGGTTTCTTATGCAGCTGGTACAGCTACTGTAACAAACTCAGACCCGGGTTCTTCACAAGCTATATTTAAAAACATTGCGGTATCAGGTCAATCAACTGTTGTTGCTGATACTAACAATGATACTTTAACATTAGTAGCTGGCTCAGGGGTAACACTTACTACGGATGCAGGTACAGACACTATAACAATTACGGCATCGCAGACCGGTAGATCATTTACAAATACGGGACCGGCTACATCAAGTACATCTTATACAATAAACTCTGCGACTCATGGATTAGGAACTGATTCATCTGTTATAATGGTACAGCTTGTTCAAGTTTCTACAGGAGAGACCGTATTCGCTGATGTTACAAGAGGAGCATCTGGCTTAATAACTATAACATTTTCAACTGCACAAACAGCAAACTCAATAAGAGCACTGTTACAAAAGATTGGATAATATAATAAAATTTTAATATGGCTCAAAAGTTTTTAACCGAAATAACTTTACAAGCTTTAAATAATGCCACTACGGACACGGACCAGTTTCTTGTGTCTGATAGTGGCACTATCAAGTTTAGAACTGGTGCACAAGTGCTATCAGATATAGGTGGCCAGGCGGCTCTTACAAATCCTGTTACTGGAACCGGTACTACAAACTACGTTTCTAAATTCACAGGAACAACTACTCTTGGAAATAGCCAAATATTTGACAATGGAACTAATATAGGTATTGGAACAACAACCCCTCAAAGGAAATTAGATGTAATATCTGGAGCCAATAATTTTGTTTCTGTAGGAATAAGTCAAATGAGTGTCGGACAATGGGCAGGCATTGGATTTGGGTATGCCGAGGGGGCAAACAACTTATATAGAAAAGCCGCAATAGTATTTGAAAGAACAGACTTAACAGCAAATGACGCTCAAGGAAAAGTACATATATTAAACGGACCTCAAGGTAACGCAAATAGCGCTACTTTAGCTGATTCTAAATTAACAATTGCAGAAAACGGCAACGTTGGTATTGGAACAACAAATCCATCATATAAATTAGATGTTAATGGCACTGGAAGATTTTCAAGCGATCTATTAACTAATAATAGATTTGTAGCTGGTAGTAGCACAAATATAAATACCAGAGTATTTGCATCTGCTTTTTCAGGAGAACTTTCAGCAGCTGTCTTTACAACATTTGATAATTCTGCAAGTACACAAGAAGCGGTTAGGTTTTCAACAGCTGATCTTCTTACTGGAGCTGTAAGAATTTATCCTCGAGTTGGAGCAGGGTCTTACAATGCAATAACTGTAGCAGATAGCGCAGCTGTAGTTAGCATGACAACTAAACCGTTACTCATTGGGGTACAAGATGGATCAGCTGTTCAGTTCACAACAACTGAAGCTATTATTGGCACAAATAATTCTGAAAAAGTACGCATTACATCATCAGGTAATGTAGGTATTGGAACTTCGGTTCCAGCTGGTAAATTAAACGCAATAGGTGATATTATAGCTGGATCATTTACATATACAACAGGTGTTAATCTTCAAAATAGAACTGCAAAATCTTTATTATACATATCAACAGATGGAGTTAATAATGCTGTTGGATCTACAATTACTTATACTTGGGTAGACGGAGGGCAAGGCCCTTTAAAGTTTAATAATACTTCTGGTGAAGTTATGAGGCTTGACGCTTCTGGTAAATTAGGTGTTGGAACTACAACTCCAACATCAAGAATACATTCAGTGACATCTGCATCTGGGCCAGTTTCTTTTGATAATCGCGGTGCTGTTTATGGACATAATACTAGTACTGATACTATATATAATAATCAAATTGGAATAGCTGGTAGAGTTGTCACGTCCGGTGGTATGGCGGTATATGGTGATGCTACAACAGGCAGCGGATGGGCAGGTTATTTTAATGGTAAAGGATATTTTTCTGCCAATGTAGGAATTGGAACAGCAACACCATCATATCCATTAGATGTAAACGGTATTGCTATTTTAAGGAATGCTCTATATATGACATCAGGAGGCTCTTCAGCTGTACCAGCTTGGAGTTTTTCAATAAATGGATCTGGAGATTTAGTTGTAGATGAGTCAATCACTACACAAAATTTTATATTTAGTAATGCAGGCCAAGTACTAATAGGAACAACTGTAGGCGGTACACCTACTTATGGATCTGCCCCGCAATTTGTAACATCAAGTTCTACAGGTGGAGTTATAGACATAAGAAATATTAATTCGACTATTAATACCGGAACTCTTTTAGGAAGATTACAATTTACAGGAAAAAGTGATTCATCAATTGGGTATACAGCCGCTGCTATTGACGTAATAACTTCAACCACAGCCGGCACTGGAAGTTCTGGTGGCGGCATATTAAGGTTTATGACCGCTAACGCTGGGGGAGGGCAAACGCCTACTGCAAGAATGTGGATCAATCAAGCTGGATATGTTTCTATTGGTTTAACTAATACCGCGTCTTATCCATTAAGGGTTACCACACAAGTTAGTAATATATCAATTTATGCTGATTTTGATATTGTAGCATTTTCAGATCAATCTGTAAAAGAAAATATTAGACCTATTGAAAATGTAATTGAAAGAGTGCAAAAATCAAGAGGTGTATTATACGATAGAACTGATAGTGGAAGTAAAGATAATATTGGATTTATTGCACAAGAACTAGAAGTTGCATTTCCTGAATTAGTAACAACTAATGAAGATGGAACAAAAGCAGTTAAATATCAAAATGCGGTAGCTGTAATGTTTGAGGCTATTAAAGAACAACAAAAACAAATAGACGAGTTAAAAGAATTAGTAAATAAATTAATAAAATAATATGAACACATATAACTGGATTATTGAGGCATTAGATTGCAAAGTAAATGAGGGCGACTTACAGGATGTCGTATACAATGTACATTGGAGATATAGCGCTACCAATAAAAACGGTATAACCGCTGAAACTTATGGCGCACAAGCTGTGCTACCTCCAAGCGAGGAAGATTTTACTCCATATAATGAATTAACAAAAGAACAAGTGGTTGGTTGGTTAGAAGCCACTATAGACGTCCCTGCGATGAATTTGATGTTAGACAATCAAATTAACTTGATTATAAATCCAGTAGATGTTACACCACCACTACCATTTAAAAATTAATATAAAAAATGGCTTTACCAGTTGAAGGACCTTTAAGCTTTTCTGCAATAGGAGCTGTATTAAACGCAGAAATTCCTTTTCGTCTAGGCAGTATGTCAGCTACTGCTGGGTTTACAACCCCTTACCGTGTCAGTGCGTTTCATGGATATGGCCCAACTTGTCCTCCATACGGAACATTTTTATATTCATCATGTAACGGATGTGAAGAAATTTATCATTATGCTGACGGTAATTGTGGCGAATACACACAGATTGTTGATTATAACTCACCTAATTGTGGATGTGGGGGTGGATTAACATTGTTTTTTATAAGTTCTCCAGTTAATGACCCTAGTAAAATTTGTGCGGACGTTCCTGGCTGTTGCACCGCTGTTTGGCATAACGGTGCTAATTTATTACCGGATATAGGTGACACAGTATATGAAGACTCTAGTGGCACAACACCATTATCTCCGTTTAAAAGCAACATTTTTTATGGTATGAACGAAATAGAATGTGATCCTGCATTTTTATGGTTTAAGTTAAGTAGTAACGGTGATGGTCAAGTAATAGACACTGGAGGATGTAAATAATAAAAAATAAATTAAAACAATATGAGTAATAAAGAAAAAGTAGATTTGTTTTTAAGTAAGTGGGTAAGTAGGAAATTAACTGTATTTGCAATTGCATCAGCGGGTCTGTTTTCAGCTAAACTTGACGGAGATAACTGGACAATAGTAGCTACAATGTATATAGCTGTAGAGGGAGCCACTTCAATTGTGGAACGTTTAATGAAAGCTAAAACACAACAATAATGAAAAAAATATTATTAATACTATTATTAATACTTACAAGTTGCGGTTCACGCAAGGTAGCTATTGAGAAAACAAGTATAAAAAAAGATAGCGTTGTTGAAACAAAAGTTGAAGTTGCAACTTTAGAAAATAAAGAAAAAACAGACTCTACAAACATAGCTATAACTGTAAGTACAGATGAAATCGTAATCACTCCAATTGATACATGCAAAGATATTGTTGTTGACGGAAAGATTTATAAAAACGTGATTTTAAGGATCAAAAAAACAAAGTCTAATACTTTATATGCAAACAAAAAGAAAGAGTCAGAAAATAAGCGAAAAGACTCCGTAGCAACTGTTAAGGCTGTTAAAACAGAACGATCTGAATCAAAATCAAAACATATTGAAAAATCAGCTAGTTACAGCTGGATTATTTGGTTACTTTTATTAATAATTATATTGTACATACTATGGCGAAACAAACGACGGTTACTGCTAGGGTTATAAAAAATGTATCTAGACCTGGGGTACACGCTAAAACCAAGACTTCAAAGATGAAGAATTCAAAGCTTTACAAAAAGCCTTATAAAGGTCAGGGCAAATAAAATTAAATATAGTTACTTACCACGTAATAATGTAATTATAAAAATCAAATATACTTAAATATAATAAAATGGAATTTAATTTACCAAGTCAAATTGTAAAAGACTTAAACTTCGGTGACGAAGCTAAGAGCAGAATAATGAATGGCGTCGAAAAATTAGCAAACGCAGTAAAGAGCACATTAGGTGCGTCTGGTAAATGCGTAATATACGAGGACGCTATGGGTAGACCGGTGATAACAAAAGACGGTGTAACCGTTGCAGAAAGCGTAGTCTTAATAGATCCGGTCGAAAATATAGGAGCAACTTTAATTAAAGAAGCTGCTGCAAACACAGTAAGAGAAGCTGGAGACGGTACTACTACCGCAACAGTTTTAGCTTATTCGCTATTAAAAAATCTTAGTGATTATAATGGTGAAGAAAAAGCAAGAGATATAAGACAAGGCATATCTGATTGTTCAGAGGAAATTATGACTTATTTACAAGGCATTAGTGTTCCAGTTGAAGGGGATATGTTAAAACAAGTTGCTTACATTAGTTGTAATAACGATAAGGAATTAGGAGATAAAATTGGCGAAGCTTTTGAAAGAGTAGGACACAACGGTGTTGTATTAATGGAAGATTCAGAAACTAACGAAACTTATGTTGACTTTGTTGAGGGTACTCAGTTTGAGTCTGGTTTAAAATCGCCACATTTAATTACTGACAAAGATAAAGGAACAGCTGTATTGGATAATCCATACGTGTTAATAGTTAGTTCACCAATTCCAAATATAAGAAGAATTCAAAGCATATTAGAGCACATCGTTAAAACAAAACGTAGCTTATTAATTATTGCTTCTGTAGAACAACAACCTTATGCTACGTTATTAGCTAATAAAGTAAAAGGTAATATTAAAGTAAATATTGTAGATTTACCAGGATTTGGTCCAACTAAACAAGATGCGATTGAAGACTTAGCTATCTTAACTGGAGCTAAAGTAATTAACGAAGAGTTAGGAGACGACTTAGATCTTATTGATATAGAAGTATTAGGAGAAGCAATTAAATCCGTTACGGACTCTAAAAACACAATTTTGCAGATTCAAAACGTTAATGAAGATCTTGACGAAAGAATAAAAGACGTTGAAGCAAAAATTGCTAAAGAAACAAACGGATATATTAAGAAAAAATTAGAACAACGTTTATCGACATTAACTGGTAAAGTTGGTGTTATATATGTTGGAGCAGATTCAGCTGTTGAGCTTAAAGAAAAGAAAGATAGAGTTGATGACGCATTACACGCAACTAAAGCAGCATTAGCAGAAGGTATTGTTCCAGGAGGAGGAGTAGCTTTATTAAATGCTTCACAAATTATATATCCACACAACGATGGGTATAAACTTTTGTTAGATGCAATTCAAGCACCTTATTATACCATATTAAAGAATGCAGGTTATGATGATACACTTAATCCAAAAGATTTCGTAGAGTCTAACCCTGAATTAGAAGATAGAGATTGGGAAGGCGTTGGTGTTGATGCAACTTGTGGTTGTTATAAAAATATGGTTGACAATGGTATTATTGATCCAGTATTAGTTACAAAGTCTGCATTAAAGAATGCAATTAGTGTAGCCACTACAATAACGTCAGCTGATTGTATAATTTCAAATATGAGAAGCTAATGCAAGCAGTAAACCATTTTATAGTTATACAGAAGATTAAAGAAGCACCTAAAACAATTGGTGGTATGGAAATTACCGAAAGCCAAAACAATGACGTTAGGTACTTAAAGGGTAAAGTAATAAGTGTTGGAAACAAAATTGATTTCTTAAAAGAAGGAGATATTATTAGATACGACAAACATGCTGGTCATGGCATCGAATGGAACGATGAACTTTACTTTGTTATAAATATTGGTGATGTAGTTATTGTAGAATGAGAATCACACCAAGAGATTTAAGAGATATGAATTTATTTAAGTATTATAGGCTCGTTCGTAAATGGGCCTGTAAAACTTATGATCTCACAGACGCTGATTTGGAATTATTGATTTATTTAGATTGCAAAGTGCATTTTACACGTAATGATTTCATAGATGGTGCTTATACATATTCTTGGGATAAAGCCCGATGGGAAAGATTAAGGAGAGAAGGTTGGATTGATATATGGAGAGCTAGGAATAGAACGACAATGAAATACAATGTTTACCAGACTTCACAAAAGTGCAAAAGATTAATAACAAGAATGTACGGTATATTATTGGGTGAAGAAGATTTACCCACATCAACAAAAAGTAAATTTTATAAAAACAAAACATATACGGATAAAGTTTTCAATAAAGCTATTGACGATATGATTAGAGATAACGAAAGATAAAAACAAACATTATGGCAATTAAAAAGAAAGTTACAGAAAAAGCTACAGGAGAAAAATACAAATCAAAAGCAGCTATGGCTAAACACGAAAAAAAAGAAAGCAAAGCTGAGCAAATGAAAGAGTATGGGAAAGTTAAAAGAACTCCTGCTAAAATGAAAAAATGCTAATATGGCTTTCTCATTAAACCCTAAGTCAGACTTACTAAAGAACACTGGCAATTTTAATATGGTGAAAAGCCCTGCTAAAATTGCACCATTAGTTGCTGCTGCTGCCGGAGGTGGTGGGGCCGCTGCTGCTGGAGGTGCCGCCGCTGGAGGTGCCGCTGCTAGTGCTGGAGATGTTGGCAAAATAATGAATATGGTAGGTAAAGCTAAAGGTGGTTCATCTGAAGGGAAACCAACTAAAGAAAAATCAAAACCAAAATTTTATACAGAAGACGACGATAGTTATTATGGCGAATAAAAAAGGCTTTATTATGTCTCCTAAGAGTGTTCTATTTGGGTTGCATGAGGCTACATCAGATTTTGGAACACCAGTAATAAAAAAGGATAACTTAGATCCTGGCATAGAAGCTGAAGCTAATAGAGACGGTACTATTTTTGTTAATAGTAAATTATCGGATAATAAAATTAAAGCGGCCGTTAAACATGAGAAAGTCCATTTAAACCAAATGGCTCAAGGAAGACTACAGTACTCAGACAGTTCCGTTATATGGAAAAGAGATACAAAGTCTCCTGCAAAAGTTTATAGAAGAGCGGATATGAATGAAGGGCATCCTGATTTCGAATGGGAAAAAGAAGCATATAAAAAATAATAACTATGGCATTTACAATTAGAGGTTCAGTTAACGCTTTGGATAATAAAAGCAAAGTAGAGAACAAAAACGGTTTTCAAGAAGTTTCAGCCCCAGGTCCTAGACAAGGAGTTGGTGGACAAAGTGTGTCTTTGTTAGAGGCGCAAAAAAAAGCGTCTAGTAGAGCTCAGGGTAATACAGAAAAATGTACACCTATAACTCAAAAAGCTTCCCCTTTAAAAATAAACACTACATTAGTACAAGGCGCAGGTGACGCAGCAGCAAGATTTGTTGATGTTCGTGGAGCTATGGGTAGAGGTATTAGTGAAACATATAATTAAAACAAAAAAAAGAAATGGCAAAAAACATTCCAATTACGGCTAGAGTAAGCAGAGGCTTATTTGGGCAGAAAGCAACAGAGCCTGTATTAAATGTAGGCCAAGCCGGTGTATACGGCAATAACGTTACAAAAGGCGATCCATCACCTGCAAAGATGATGATGAGATCACCTTTAAAGCAAGTTAAGAAACAAAAAAGTGCTGGTGATCTAATTTTGGAAGGGCAAGCTAATGCTTCTATTGGCTCAAAAGGTCCAGACAGAGTGATAAAAGGCGGGTCAAAAACAACATATACACCTCCAGTGCACACAAAAGCGGGCGATGCAGCTTACGCTAAAATGAGTAAAGCTCAACAAAAAGCAGCTGACCAAAAGTATATAAAAGAAAACACAAAGACCACTACAGCTCCAGATCAAGTTGTACCAGGGGAAGATACAACTAAAAAAGTTCCTCTTAGAACCTACAACGAAGGGTCTGCTAAAACATCTTTTTGGAGACGTCAAGATGATAGAGCTGTTACTCATACATCAAGAAAAAAGAAAAAAGCTGATATACAATTAGCTAAATTAGAAGCTAAAGAGCAAGGTTTAGAAGGTAAAGCTAAAAGAGATTATATTAGTAATGCTAAAACTAAAGCTAAAAAAGAAATGTGGGAATCTAGACAGGCTGGATATAAAGGGAGCAGAGAAGCTGCTGTTCTACAATCTGAGCAATCAACTAGAGTGCATGACAAATTTCTGGGAGCACATGTTAATAGAAACAAAGAAGAAGTTCTTGATATATCTAGAACAAAGGCGTCTAAAGAGGCTGATTATGAAATCCAAACAGAAATGGAGGCAGGCGTATATAAAACACCTAGAGCAAGAGCCGCCGCTAGCGCTGTAACGGGAGCAAATCCAGCAACTGGAAAACCAGCTGGCGAATTAGCAGATACTAAAAGCGCTGATGTTAAAGCCGCAGAAGCCCCTAAAAAAGAAGAACCTAAAAAAGATGAAGTATCTACAGTAACTGAAAAAGAATTATCTTTAGATACTGATCCAGTTGGAATGAAAACAGCAAAAGGATTCTTTGCTAAGAAATCTCCTTTAAAAATGAAATACTTTAAATAATGGCATACGATCAACCAAACTCTCCTTTCAAGAAACTAAAACATACCACTAAGGGTAAAGGCCGTCATTTCTTATCAGCAAAGGAGGGTGCTGGTATGACGCAAGCTGGTAGAAACGCATATAACAAAGAGACTGGTGGCAATTTAAAAGCCCCTCAGCCTCAAGGTGGGCCAAGAAGAGATTCATATTGCGCTAGATCAAAAGGTCAAATGGAGATGCATAATATAAATTGTTCTAAAACACCAGATAAAAGAATCTGTGCCGCAAGACGCAGATGGAAATGCTAATGTTATGGATAAAGGATTAGGCGATACAATAGCAAGAGTTACAAAAGCAACAGGAATAAAAAAAGCAGTGGAAACCGTAGTTAAAGTTATTAATATAGATTGCGGTTGCTCAGGAAGACAGGATATGCTTAATAAAGCATTCCCATATAAACAAAAACCAAATAAATAATTAAATCAAATCAAAATGAAAAAAGTAGAAGAAACAGGAGTTGAAAAAGTAACAGCAGAAGAGTTAACAGCATTAAACGAGAAGATCAATGCAATGAACAAATTGCAAATACAAATCGGTGGTTTAGAAGCACATAAGCACGATATGCTTACCGCTTTATCAACTTTAAATATTGAGATGCAAGGAATTCAAAAAGACCTTGAAGCTAAATACGGATCTGTTAATATTGACTTAGCTACAGGCGAAATTACTTATGTCTCAGATAATCAGGAAAATTAGTATAGGCAAAGACTATAAAAATGACGCCATGCACTACGCCTTAAATCAGGAAGTGTATGGCGGTCATACTATAGTTAATATAATAGAAGAGGAAGATAAGTACTCTATCTATATTGCTAAAGGGGATATTATCATGCCTTGGAAAGATTTTAACAAGAACATGTCAATATCGGTAGAATACGATCTATCTTACTAAATATGAGAAGTGTTTTTAGCTACTTGGTTTCTCCTAATGGCAAAAGAACAACAGGAGAGATAGATATTGACGGTAATAAATTACTTCTAAATAGTGAACTTCAAAATCACGAATATACGAATCGTATAGGTACTGTATTAAATATACCATTAGTAGGAGATACTGTTATAGAACCAGGAGATGACGTTATTGTACATCACAATGTTTTTAGAAGGTTCCGAGACATTAAAGGTAGAGAAAAAGACAGTAAAAATTTTATCGAAGAGGATTTGTATATTGTACAGCCTGATCAAGTTTACGCTTATAAGAGAAATGGTAAATGGAAAGCATTAGATGGTTTCTGTTTTATAAAGCCATTAAAATCAAAAAATATGTTTTCGCTTGATAAAGAAAGACCTTTAATTGGCATAGTCAAACACGGTAATGATTCTATTGAAAGCGGAACTCTAGTAGGATTCAAACCTGGAATGGAGTATGAATTCATTATAGAAGGGCAGAGGTTATACCGAGTACCCACCAATTTAATTACAATTGAATATGAATATCAAGGAGACGAAGAGGAGTATAATCCAAGCTGGGCAGAAGGCAGTTGAAGAATTAATAAAAGTAGCACAAGAAAAGATTGTAGACTCAGGCGATGATATAAGCGCTGACAGACTTAAAAATGCTGCTGCTACAAAAAAGCTTGCCATATTTGATGCCTTTGAAATACTAAGCAGAATTGAAGAAGAAGAGCGTATATTAGAAGATAGACCTAAGGAAGACAAAGAAGAGAAAAAAGTAACTGGCTTTGCTGAAAAAAGATCTAAGTAATGTACGAGCAATCATTATACAAAGTTATAACACCCATACGAGAAAACACTATAATAAGACTTAACAAATCTAAAAAGTGGGATTATGGGTATAACAAAGAACATGATGTTGTAGTCATAAGTAAGACCGGTGAGATTGGTGAAATATACCAAATACAGGGTTTAAAGATAGCTTTGCCAAAAGCTCCAACTAAAATAGATACAACAACTAACAAATGGACGCCTGAGGACTATCCTAAGGAGTTAAAAGTTATAAAAGATATATTCGATTGGGATAAACAATCGGACTCGTTTAAAGACAAATGGGGACTTTATATAGATGAGCAGTTTAATAGAAGAGAAGCTGGTCACTGGTTTAATAACAATGGAATACCAACTTATATAACAGGGTCTCATTATATGTACCTGCAATGGTCTAAGATTGACGTTGGTCAACCTGACTTTAGGGAATCAAATAGATTATTCTTTATATTTTGGGAAGCCTGTAAAGCTGACGCAAGATGCTACGGAATGGCATACCTTAAGAACAGACGTTCTGGGTTTTCGTTTATGGCTTCTGGTGAAATTGTAAATTTAGCAACAATATCAAGTGACTCACGTTACGGTATATTGTCAAAATCAGGAGCTGATGCTAAAAAAATGTTTACAGATAAAGTAGTGCCAATATCGGTTAACTATCCTTTTTTCTTTAAACCAATTCAAGACGGTATGGACCGTCCGAAAACAGAATTAGCTTATCGTGTTCCTGCTTCTAAATTAACAAGGAAGAAATTAGAAGGAAATAATAAAGTAGAAATACTTGAAGGATTAGATACAACTATTGACTGGAAGAATACCGGAGACAACAGTTATGACGGGGAAAAGTTAAAACTTTTAGTTCATGACGAAAGTGGTAAATGGGAAAGACCAAACAATATTTTAAATAACTGGCGCGTTACTAAGACGTGC